CAGTAAAAGTCCATGTACTCTACATTCATATCGTTATCAGAGTGATAAACTTCGTATAGATCGAGTGTTTTTATATTTTGTGATAAATACTTTTGGTCTAGATTATAAAAGACATCTTGGTGTTAATCTTACTAAGATAGTCGATACCACAATGGTCATAGACTTTTTTGCTAATACTATCCATGAAGAACAATTTGGCATACAACGACTAGATGGCAAAGCATATCTAGAGCATATCACAAGACTGCTTATAGATATTGGATTAACCAGTGTGGACTCACCAGCAATCGTTAAAGCATTCCTCCTTAGAGATAGCATAAACGGTTTGTTGAATAATTTATATAAAGGATATGTTCCGAGTGACGAAAAAACAAAAGCAAAGGATGATTTAGTAGCAGAGCTAACAGCAAAAATTACTAATGCTCCTGTGTATAATCTCGGTCGCTGGTATGAGATTGGCTATTTGATAGATTCTCTTAAAAAAGAACTTGACAAGAACCCTCTGCTCAGGTATATTGTATTCTCTGGTACGAAGTCAGAAGAATTGAGAGGGCTGAAGAAACATACTTCTCCTCTCTCACAATGTTTTGTTGATAATGATATGTCCAATGTATTTAACGTAGTGGTAGAGCCAGTCTCTGGTAATTTTCTCACCGCAAATACTGAGGATCAGATTGAAACACTTAGAAAACAAATTGGTTCGATAGTTTGATAGTTATGTAATTTAATCATAGGAGATTAAAAATGAGCGTTCCGTTTATGTGGGTTGATGGTAACTTGACGTTGATGATTAAGAATAAGGCTTATCAGGTTCTGCCAGATCATGTTAATTATAAAATGATTCTGGATAATCTGCCAAGTGCTACTGAGGATGAGTTGGTAGACTTGGTAGATATTCAAAAGTGTGTGAGTGTGTATAGTAATGGTACTGTGGAAGTCAAAGACGGTAAGGTACTATACTTAGGAGAAGAAGTTAATGGTGGTATTAGCAAGCGTATTCTTGAATTTATGAGCAAGGGACTGCCTTTTGAACCCCTTGTGAATTTTTTAAAGAACGTGATGTTGAATCCTAGTTATCAGAGTCAAAAAGAACTCTATGATTTCTTGGAACACAAACATCTGCCAATCACAGAGGACGGTTGCTTTCTTGCTTATAAGGCAGTACGATCTGACTTTAAGGATAAGTATAGCAACACCATAGATAATTCTGTGGGCAAGATTGTGGAGATGGTCAGGGCCAAAGTAGACGATAATCGTGAGATGGGTTGCTCTGCTGGTCTTCATGTGGGGGCATTGGATTATGTGACCGGATACGGAAGTCTGGAATCTAATGATGTTATTGTTATCGTAAAGATTAATCCTAAAGACGCTGTGAGCGTACCTAGCGATAGTAGTTACGAGAAACTGCGTACCTGTAAATATGAAGTAGTGGGTCAATACGAAGGACAACTACTCAAGCCTCTGTACTCTGAGGAGTATCAGTATGACGAGGATGAGGACGAGGATAATGGTACGGACGATTATGAGTGGGGATGGAATGGCGATACGGACGAGGACGAGGATGAGGACGAAGAGGATGAGGACGAAGAGGGTGGTCACTTCATCTGGAGGTGACTGGATCGTCTCCTCGTTCTGTGTGAAATAATCTGTTCTAAGGAATAATAGAATGTCAGATGATAATAACCACAATAAAAAGCTGTACTTCACATTTGATGTTAGTAGCCAAACATTGTGGGATATGATTCTGCCAGAACTAATGCCTGACGGATGGATAAAGTATCTTGAATCGGGACTGTCGGTTGTTAGTACTCCTATGATTGATGTGTTCTCCTATACGGGGGAAATAAAACCTCTCCCGTATATGGGGGACAGTCAATATCATAAGATGTTCTGGAAACCAAAAAGTTTTATCAAAGATTCTATTCAAACAGATTACAATAATCATTTAAAGACACACTCTGCTTACCTAATACAACAGCCTGACTACTATAAGGGGCTGTTCGATATTTTAAACTAGGAGACTCTCTATGCTTGCTGCCTTTTTAGTAGCCTTGTATATTGGCATGAGTATGACCTCAGAAACGCCCTTCTTAGCATACGAACTCGCTACAAAAATGAACCATGCTGACAGGATAGAATGGGTGAGGATGAGGGATGAGAAAAATAATACCAGATATATTATTAATCTTTATGATATAGATAGGGATGATGATCGTAGAATATCTAATCAATTATTTGAAAAGTCTCGCCAACTTGAGGCTCAACGTGCAGAGAGAATAAAAAACAACATGGAGAGAAACTAATGTCTAACTCTTATTTTGAAATCACATATAGAAACTATAAGAAGATGACCTGTTACTCATATGGGGATACTCGTAAACATCTAGAAGATTCTCTTAACAATGATAGGCAGTTAGCAGAGAGCATCGTAGAGAAGAATGCTCTAACAGACGAAGTTATAACCGTATTTAAACCCCAGTATTCTGCGACCTTGATTTGGACTGAAACAACAAATTATAGTGGAGGAATATCATACAGTGAAAAACAACGATAAAACCTGGTTCCTTATCAAAAACTTTGAAGGATTTGTAAACCATGCTAGAGGCTTAGTGTTTAAAGTGTTTGGAGAATCTGTTGATAAAGAAGATATAGATGAGGATATGTCCACTATATATCATTCCTTATCAAAGCTAGACCTAGAGGAAATGGATAGGACATTGCCTTTAGAAGAATGCCTATTAATCAGTAAGCAACACATTAAAATTAAGACCAACAAGAAGACTAAAGAGACAGAGTATTATATTAATGACAACATATTATTCGCTTTGTTAGAATCTTTTAATACAAGAATGGTTAGTAATATATTGAATAAGCTGACCAATGATGGTCTATTGGAAAGTGCGTTCGATGAAGAAAAAAACGATTTTATTTTTTGGGTAAAAGATGACAAAAACGCACCACCACCAGAAACCAATTGAGCATGATATCCACCTAAAGTATAGGTGTGCTAAATGTGGTCAAGATCATTGGTTGTCTTACTTAGAAGCATCAACTAAGCAGTTTAAAATAGCGTGTCATTGTGGCAAGGTCTTTGTGGTAAAAAGACTTAGTGGATTTAAACTAAAGTATTTTGAGAAACCCCCAGTAATAATAATTCCTGTGGTTGAATCCGCACCCCCTGTTGTTGTTGATCCACCCGTAATAGAAAAACCCAAAATACCAGTTGACTTATTAAATAAGTCTGTTACTCTTTTGATAGGGTATGGGTTCACTCAAACAGAAGCCAAAGAACTTTTAAACTCATCCTATGAGCAGAACCCTATTGACGATTATGCCTCTCTTGTTAAACAGACACTAAAACTATTAAGGAAATGAATATGGCGATTAGCACTATGCGTCCATCTAAATTTGAAGACATTATTGGTCAAGAAGAGGTAATACAGCGTCTACGCATCTGTGTGAGCGGTTGTAATATTTCTGGTGGTGTTATGCCTCATGTTTTAATAGACGGCCCACCGGGGCTAGGGAAGACCACTATAGCGAGTGCTATAGCCAACGAGTTGAATACTAATCTCTACACGGTGAATGCTGCTGGGATCAGGAGCGTTAAAAACCTGTTGCCCTATCTAATGGGCATAGCCCCAAGATCAGTATTATTTATAGATGAGATTCATAGACTCCCTAAATTAGTAGAAGAATTTCTATATCCTGTTATGGAAGACTTTCAGCTAAATATATCTGTAGATAATAAGATAGAGACTATAGACCTACCACTGTTTACTCTGGTTGGGGCGACCACCAGCGGTGGCAGTTTAAGTCAACCGTTCTATGATCGCTTTCAGATGAAAGAACATCTCTGTTTTTATACCCCAGATGAGTTAGCTAAACTAGCAGGATTGAACTCTGTTAAACTAGGACTGTCCTTATCAGAAGGCCAATTATTAGAAATAGCGAACCGCAGCAAAGGCACCCCTCGTATTCTAAATGCTAGATTAAACTGGTATAAAAGCTATATTGCCTATTATTCATCTAAAACTATAGATATTGATGAGGTATTTAATAGTCAAGGAATAGATTATAACGGCTTAGATGTGTATGATAGGATGTATTTAGATGTGTTAACAAAGTCTAAGGGTAGTCCACTGGGTTTAAAAAGCATATCTTCTCTTACTGGAATTGCTGTTGAGACAATAGAAAATAGTATAGAGCCATTCTTAATACGACAGGGATATGCTGCTAGAACACAAAAGGGTAGAGTAATAGGAGATAAAAGATGAAAACTATATTTACTATCTTATTTTATAGCCTATGTTGGTTTGTATCAGCAGAACCACCCGTATATATGAGTAGTCTGGTAGACTCTGTGGCCCTATCAGAAACATCTGACAAAGAGATTCTGGTGGTATTCACAGCAGATTGGTGCAAATATTGCTCTATTATGAAGCAGGACATTTCTAAAACCCCGAAGGTTGTAGATGATAAAATAGTCTGTTATGTGGATTATGATACTAATACTGATCTTGTAAAAGAATATAAGGTTAAATTAATTCCAGATTATTTCATCTTAAAAAAGAGAATAGAAATTAAGAGAAAGGTTGGATATACTAATTTTGGGAATTTTATACAGTGGTTGCGAGATGAGTGATCCTTTTAGTTTGTATATTATTGTGTGTATAAATATTATATGTGGTAGCGTAGGATATATTCTAGGTATGATGAGTAATAAAGAGGAGATTCCTAAAGTTAGATCTTTTTTTACAAAGAGAGATGATAAAATAGAGCAAAGCAAAGTTAGCATAGATATAAATGATTCTACATATGTGTCTGAAATTAATACCAAGGGATTAGAAAAAAAATATACAACCCTTGGAGAAACCAAGCAATCAACGGACGATATATCTGCTTCTGTTAACAAACTTAAAAATATAAAGGGGTAATTATGGCTAATGTAGGTTTGGATGTGGGTACAAGCTATATAGTATTGGCGAAACAAGATGGTGATAATGTTGTCTATAAAGACTTTAGGGACGCATTCTACATCATAAAGCCATCCACTCCCGTTGCTACCAAAATGATCGAGAAGGGATTATCTGGTAAGATTTTTATTAAGGATGCTGATAATTCTTTTATATTATTAGGTAAAGATGCGATAGAGAAGGCTATAGAAAGAAATGACACTGCTAAAAGACCTATGTATCGCGGAGTAGTATCATCTAAGGAAAAAGATGCAAAAAGAATCCTATCTTTTATCCTCAACGAAGTAGTCGGACAATCCTCAGAGCCTAATGAAAAATTAGTTTTTTGTGTGCCTGCTCAACCAGTTGACCAAGAAGATGATGATTTTGATGTGGGATACCATGAGGATGTAATAAA